TGACCTCAGTGTACTTGCCGTCGATTCCCTCGACTTTGAGCATGATCTCCTCGCTGGTCTTGGTGATGAGCGACCGAGTCTTGGCCATGTTGCGCTCGATCTGCCGCTGCGTTGCGGATTTGTACGGGTACTCGTCGTCCAGCTCGTCCGCGTCCGGCGCGGAGATGTCCGGCGCGAGCAGTGGATCAAACGTCATGTCCAGCGCGATGAGCGGCACATAGAGCCCGTCTACCGTCACCGCGTCGCCAAGCTCCACCGCAGGGTCAAGCAGCGCTTTGCTGCCCTCGTATCCAACGTGCTTGTAGCCGGAGACTTTGGCGAGGATCGCCGCCGCCATCGCATTCGTGCCGTCCGGCTGCAAGGCCGTCAGCGTCCGCCCGGTGTCCGATCCGGACACACCGACCACATCGCCGGTATCGTTCAGCAGCTCCACCTTGGAGATGGGCTGCGACGCGATGCCGGGGGAAAACTTCGCCAGCCGCCGCCCTAAATAGGTTTTGTCCATGTTGCCCTCCTTACACAAGGATGCGCACGCCGCCAAAGGTGATGGCGCTGCCGGTCTCCGTGATAAGATAGTGGGTCTCAGCGGGCATGGAGTTGAGACCGACCAGCAGCAGCTTTCCCTCGTCCGTGATGGTCCAGTTTCCCGCGTTGGCGACCGCGATACGCCCAAGCGCCTCGCGCATCGTCATATCTCCCTTGTCGTCCACCGGGTACTGCACGGGGAACGCCGCATCCAATACCGTGCGGCTGTCCACTGCCACCCCCATGCGCGCTGCAATGTCGGCGACCGCCGTCGCCGCCGGCATCGGCCAAGTCTTTGCATCATAGCTGCTGTCAAGCCACGTCTCCTCGGCTTTGAGCATCGCATCATATCCGTGCACGCTCAAAACGCCCGTGATACGGTCAGTCTTGCGCGTGGAAAAGAAAAATACTCCCTTCGGGATCCATTCGCTCACCTGCTCGCCCAGCCGCAGCCGCGCAAATACTTCAATTTTTGCCTGCCGCGGAATCGTGCCTTTTGGATAAAGCTCGACGTCGATTTGCCGCGCCGAACAATTACCGATACCAAAGGTGGAATATAGTCCGCCATACACTCGTAAACTGTTTTTTACGATGTCCGATTGACTATATTCCACCCCCAAAATGCTTAATTTGGTTTCTACGCGATGATTCTTGTCGGCAAGCAGCGATAAGTACAAATCACTTACACTGTGCATTAGATTTCCCTCAACTGTATCTCTCCGCTCTTATACCTACGTTTCCCGTCAACGGACAAAAGCGCAAACGCCGCGTCAAGATTGCTCGTCACGCGCATTGTTTTTACCACGTCCGTCTTGGTATATGGGTCGGAAAATGTCACCTCAACGGTCGATGCGCGCAGCGCATTGCAATAAGCCGTCGCCTCGTCCTCCGTCATTGGGAAGAGGGAGAACGCCACAACATAGCGATCTTTGCTTCGCACCGCGTGCTCCACATCGTCCATCGTTACAATGATCTTTCCGTAACTCACCTCGCGCTGGGCGGAGTAAGTAGATACCTTTTCGTGCACGTCAAGCGCGCCGAGTTTCAGCGTGATATCCATTTACACCCCCATTGCTCGTTGGAGCTGCCTGTTGTATTTGTATGCCGTCTCGCCGATTACCTTCCCGTCAAGCACGGACTGCACAACGATGTTGATATCGCCGCCCATACCGCTGAGGGAAGAAATTGCGCCCTGCAATTTCCCAGAAACAGACCGTTCCGCGCCGATGCTCGCCGTTCCAAAATCAAGGTTGCTCGTGATATTCCGCTTGATATCGCCATACTCGTTGTCCCAGCCCTCGCCGAGACCAAGCGCCATATTCTCGCCGATTCCCGCAAATACGCGGGACGGGGAATGGATCCCCAGCTTGCTTTTTACGCCTGAAACAATTCCAGAGAAGAAGCTGCCGATTTTATTCTTGATCCAACTGCCCATTGCCTTGATACCTTCCCACAGGCCCTTCACAATCTGCTTGCCGACGTCTACGATATCGGGGAGCGAAGAAACAAAGGTCTTTACAATGGTCGCCATCATGTCAAGCACCGACCGAACGATCTGCGGCAAATTATCAGCAAGCCCGCTGACAATCGCCAACACCATCTTCATGCCCAGTTCAATGACCTGCGGAAGTTTTTCGACGGCATAGCCAACGAATTTCTCGATCATTTCAGGGCCTTTTTCCTGCACCACAACGCCGATGTTTTCAAGGATTTTCTCAACGACCGGTAAGAGGTTTTCCGCAACCGTCACGGTGCTTCCTAAGAGATTCGTGGTGAGTTCCGCCATGTCGGCGTTTTCGTCACCCAGCCCCGTGATAAAGTTGTCATACGCGGCTTTCATCGACGCGATAGAGCCTTGAATCGTCGTGCTGGCTTCCAGCTGCGTCGTGCCTGTAATACCCATCTCCGTTTGCACGGTATGGATAGCGTCAACGATATCCGCGTAGCTACTGATGGTGTAATTGGTGTAGTTGCCCTGTGCGGCATTCAGAGCATTTGCATCGTCCAAAAGACGCTGCATTTCTTCTTTTGTGCCGCCATAGCCCAGCTTTAGGTTGTCCAGCATGGTATAGTTCTGCTTGGCGAAGCCCTGATAGGCGTTCTGGATGGACTGCATGTCCGTGCCCATCTTATTTGCGTTGTCCGACATGTCGGTAATGGCCAGATTTGCCTTTTCTGCTGCCGCATCCGTGTCGTTGCCCATCGATTGCAGCAGAGACGCAGAAAATGCCGTCACGGTAGTCATGTACTCGTTCGCGCTCATGCCCGCCGTCTGATATGCGTTCGCGGCGTACTGCATCACGGTATCGGCAGAGGACTTGAAAAGCGTTTCCACGCCGCCAACAAGCTGCTCGTATTCGCCGTAATTTTCTACGGCCTGTTTTGTAATGGCAATCGCAGCTGCGCCAGCCGCCGCAATCGCAGCGCCGCCGACCTTTGCCGCCGTAGCAAGCCCGCCTTTCAGTTTGCTAGCAAGCGTTTCCGCCTTGCTGCTTGTTTCCGAAAAGCCCTTGTCTACGTCTCCGTCGTCTACGCTGATTTTTACAAATAAATCAAGTAGATTCATGCTTCACCACCAATCCGCACCGCGCGACCACATCGGCGGTAATCTCTTCGCACGTTCTGTTGTCCTGCTTTTTCGGCTCAATAATGTCCGCGTATCGCGCCTTGATGTAGTTCCCGCCCGCGTATCTGGCCGTGTTTTCGGCCACAATGCGCAGCGCGTCCGTCACATAAATGCGGTATGCGTCGTTTCTTGCTTTCTCATTGAGCCGCGCCACACAGTACCGCAGGAACGGCTTTACTTGTTTTCGCCCTCGGTATTCTCCTGCGCAGAGCCAGAGGATTCCCCGCTCTGCGCTAAGAGAAAAAGCGCGCCGAATGCTTCATCGGTCAAAAGTTCCGTTGCGTCTCGCATCAGCTTGACGAGGTTCAGCGTGCCCTTGTAGCTCTCTGCGCTCACGCCATCGATGGCGGCAAGGATAGCAATGATGTCACCCTTGTGTCCCTTGAGCAACGCAGGGAGCGCTTTTCGCGCCCTCTGCGTCGCAAACTGCTTCACCGTCATGCCCTCCGGCAGCTTCTCTCTCTTGAACATTGCGGATGCCGCATCGTCCTCCGCAATGTTGGCAATCGGGTCGATGATATCCGCGATGACGTCAAAGACGCGCTCGCCCTGAATGTCGGAAAGTTTCATTTACGCCTCCGCCGTACCGGCCTTGATGTAGATTTCAAACGGGACCTTGTCCTGCGCGCTCATGGAATAGTGCGCCGTATACTCAAAGGCAAACTGGCCCTTGCCTTTGTCCGCCGTTTGAAGCTGGAATCCGCCGGTGGACAGCGCATCCATCAGGTGGATTGCGATAAAGCCACCATTTGCGTCTCCGTTCTTGTCGGAGTAATCGCCTACCAGCCAGATATCCGCGAAATCCTTTTCAAGCACATCGTTTCTCGGCGTTACTTTCGTGGTGTCGCTGCTGTCAATGTCCGCAGCGCCGCACAGGCTTTTTGCAACGGCGGTATCGGCGCTGACAAACGTACCGCTCGCCTTTGCCTCCCACGAATCGAGCTTTTTCAGTTCCTTCGTGTTCTTGGGGCAGTTGTCAATGTCCTCGCCATAGTCCGAGTATTCCGGAGTCGCCGAGAAGTTGACGCCGCCGGTCGTCGCACCAATCTGCCCCGCCTCGCCGATGGTGCCAGTTGCAGGCGTGAAGTCGGTCGTCAAAACACCGGCGTTGATTTGCAATTTCTGAAATGTATCAACAGGAATTTTGGTAAATTTCATGTCGTTGTCCTTTCATCAGTTTTGCGACAGGTATTCAACGGTAAGATTGAGATACCGCCGCTTGATGTTCTTGTCGCTCTCGTCCGTGATGTTCTGGCACCACGGGGAGCCACGCGTGATCCACATCGCGCCGCCATCGTAAAAGACAAACGTTCCACCCATGCCGATGGCGTCGGCGATCTCCTGCGCCTTTGCGTTGGGTACTGCTTCGCTCTCGGTGTAGTACCAGAGGTTGACCGTCAGCGCGATTTTGCCGCTCTCCCATGAGCCTGTGATAAGCTCATAGGTCAGCCACGGGAAAACCGCGTCCTCCGGCACATTGGAGGTGGGATATGCCGGGAGAAATTGGGAAAACCACGCGTGGAGCGCCTTGTCCTTTGTCATTTCGGCAGCTCCTTTCGCTCCGCGGTAAAGAATTTTAGTGCCTTAATGATCGCACCCGCAGACCTCGGCGCGGCCTTTTCCTCGGGATTCGAGGTCACGCGGTAAGTGTTGCCGGTGGACGTGTCGCGGAAATAGTCGTTATACTCGATGGGAACAGTCTTGTTGACCAGTGCGGAATATACCGAGGTCACGCCCTCCTTTTCCGCCCTGCGGGCTTCCATCGAGGTGTCAAGCGCCTGATAGTTGAGAAATTCCGCGCCCTCAGCCCATGCGACGATGTAGCCGCCTGCGCCGTCCGGCGTTCGCGTCTTTTCCATCAGCACGCATTTGCTTGCGAAATCGTCGAGTAAACTCACGGTTCCACCCCCTTGAGCTTGCGCCAGTCGTTTAACCGGCCTCTGAAAGCGCCCTGCCAGCCCGTCACAGCGCTTGTGTCAGCCTTTCCGCCGCTTGCCTTGGTGTAACTGTACCCGCCGAAGCTCTCGCTCGTGTAAGGGCTTAAAACGGCTTCACCGTTCTTTTCTTCCCATGCGGCAATGTCTATGGAAAGCGTCACGACCGCCTTCGGCACCGCCAGCGCCCACACCGTACCGGTAAAGGTTTCGTCCGTCAGGTCGGTCGCTGGGTATTGATGCAGACCGTCGTTAAACACAGAGCCGACGATGCGGAAATATTGATTGGTCAGGAGAAAGGGCAGCGTAATGCTGCCATTCTCCACGGTGAACGTGCCCTCGTGAATGTCCACGAGGAACCAGTTGTTCAAGTGCCGTAAGACCTGTTCAAGCATCACGCTGCCCTCCTTATCATTTTGCGGTCACGCTCGCGTTGCCGCTCTTGAGCGCGTGGTAGTTGCCGTCGCACTCGACCACGGTCACGGTCTGGCCGGTCGCAATGGTCAGGTCGCTCTTGCCGTCCCAATCGTTCCAACCGGCGACGTTGTCACCGTAAGCGACGGTCGCGGCAGAGGAGCCGGACGTGTACTTATACTTGTTGCCCGCAGCGGCCTTTGCTGGAGACACGGTCAGCTTGGTATCGCCGCTCTTGGAGCCAGCGGCGGAGGTAACCGTCAAAGAGCCGAGCGTGCCGTTGTCGATGGTGCCAACGACCACGCCGTCAATGCGCTCAGCAAACAGCTCCATGCCGTTGATGACGGTGTCCGATGCGGTCATGTTGGTGTAATCAGGCTCCTCATGGATGCCGATGTAGCCGGTCGCGTCGGTGGTAAAGGTGAAGACCTCCTGCAGATCGGCGCCGTTGACGGGGATGTAGTAAAGGACAATGTTGTCCTTTGCCGTGGCGTAAATCTTACCCTTGGGGACGCTGGCGTTCATGATGAGCGTGCCGAGGCCGAGGAAGTTCTCGACGTAGCTCATGCCGAATGCGGTCTGCACGGTAATGTTGGCCGTAGACAGGTAATCCGCAACGTCCAGCGGATTCATGAAGTAGACCGCGCCGATCTCGTCATCCTCGAAAAGCACCTGCAGATTGCCCCAAGCCTGCGCAAGAACAGTCTGGAAGTTCTTACCGCTCACCGCGCCGGTGCCAGTCGAGAGAAAGTCAAAGAAACTCTTGCGGATGCCCTTCTGCACATCCTTGAGCATTTCATCGGTGGTCATTTCCACCGCCTGATCGTAGCCACGGTCGGTGATCGCTTCAGCAGAGGTGGCCTTGCGCCACTTCTTGATCGTGATCTCCTTGTAGTTCACAGCCTCGGTCTTGTAGTGGGAAAGGGGGATGGTGTCACCCTCGGCCACAACGCCGCTCTCGAGCGTGCCGGTTGCCTTGTAGCTTTTGAGCACAGTACCCGCCTGCTTTGCGATCTTGCGGGTCACACCGAGCGCCTCCATCAGCTTCTTGATGGAGTAACCGAACATTTCGGTAAATTCGATCTCGCGCACACGGGCGAGGTCATTTTTCTTGATCAGATTAGTTTCAGCAGCCATAATTAGCCTCCGTTCTTATTTTCAAAAAGATTGATGTTTGCAGCGATCGCCGCGCGGCGCTCCGCCCTGTCCTTGATCTGCATGATCTGATCTTTGGTCATTGCGCCGCCGCCGGTATTCGCCGGGGGAGTGGCGGGATTCGCGCCCTTTGTCTGCGTGGTGGAGACAAGCCCCTTGTAGGTGCCGTCTACGAGCGCATCAAGGGCCTTGGTGTCCTTGATCTTCTCGCCGTCCAGCTCCAATGCGGCCATTTCCTCGCCGCAGCCGCGCATCGCAAGGTCCAAATTCGCGCCGGTGATGTTTTTGCTCTCAAAGTAAGCGCGCACGGCCTTTTCCTTCGCCGCCTTGCTTTCCTTTGCCGTGACGTCGGATTTGTAAGTTTCAAAGGCCGAGTGTTCCTTCTCGTACTTCTCCTTGTAACCGCCATCGCCTGCTGCCTTGAGGTCGTCCAACTGCTTCTGAACACTGGGCAGCTTCTCCGCGTCCGCCTTGTACTTCGTGAGATCGTCCTTGAGGGGGTCAACCACGCCCAGATGCAGCGCAACCAAGCGATTTTCGATCTCTTCGGTGCAAGCCTCGCCGAGAATATTTCTAATTTCCGCTCTCGTAAATTTCGCCATGTTATTCGTTCTCCTTTTCCTTGGCCCCAATTCTTCGGGGGCGAACGTTGTATAAAACCGCTGTACCTCGCGGGTTTTACCTAAAACAAAAGAGCCAACTTGTAAGCGTTCCTTACAAGTTGGCTCCTATTGCCCTTTCCCGCGCCCTATTGCGCGGAAGTTGAATATTTGATTGTCTTTTTTACCTCTAACACGATATACCCGTCGCCCTTGCGCCGGATCTCCGCGTCATTGCCGCGCCGTATAATGGTCTCGATGGCCTTGATGGTCTCGTTATCCATTTTTTAGCTCGCTTTCCAAAATGTCCCGATACTGTGCGGCATGATCGGCGGCAGCAGGTTTCAGAAACGGCTGCGGTTTATTACCGTGGATCATGTGCCAGTTGCCTACGGGTTGAATAAATCATCTATGCTGATAAACTCATGCAATTTGTATCGAGAATGTATCTTTATAGGGTCGAGTTGGAATATCTCACACCACTCCGTAAGGGTCTTTGTAGCGTTCCCGATTTTGATATTGACGTTTGTACTCCGGTTATTGCACTGTTCTTTAACCGTGGACCACCGGCAATTATCAGGGCAATAGTCACCATCGTTGTCAATGCGGTCAATGGTCAAATCATCCTGATATCCGTGGGACATGGCCCAATCATGGAACGCAATAAAATCAGAACGCCATTCCTCGCATACCTTTATGCCACGTCCGCCGTATCTGTCGTATCGTGCATCATGTTCATTATAACACCTTGCTTTCATGTTTTGCCAGATGTTGTAAATCCTTGTTCCCCCAACCTTAAATCCGGTCTCTGCAAACTTCCTGCGCCCATCGCCCAAGATAAGGTTTTTCTTATCCTGTTCCTTTTTCAAGCAACCACAAGAGCGAATTGCGCCGCATTGCAGGCTATCAGAACGAACAATTTTCACATTTCCACAGTCACACTGACAGACCCAATAGGTTTTTCGCGTTTCCGTTGGATGCAGACCGACTACAACCAATCTGCCAAATCTCTGCCCAGTTAAATCCTTGATGTTTTTGTTGTTTTTCATCGTTCCCACCTCGAATATATTGTACCATATTCGGGCAGAAAAGTCAACGTTTTAACTCAGATTCTATGATTTGTTTGTACTGGCTCAAATGGTCCGCTGCAGATGGCTTTAGGTATGGTTGGGCACGTTGCCCATGCGTAAGGTGAAATTGTCCCTTTGCATCTTGATATACCCAAGGATTCGGCCTGCCACCCGGATAATACTTTCCTGTGCCAAGTTCCGCTTGTGTATCACATAGGCCCCATACTCGCTGTTGGTGCCTATGTAAACCGCATCACCACCTTCGTCTACCACATGGGTAATGCTGTTTCGCAGGTTGCCGGTATCCACCGGACACAGCTTTTTCGCATAGCCTTCTGCCACAAGCCCGATCTTTTCCAGCCCCAGCAGCAGCGCCGCCTTGATTTCAGCGGAAACCTCCGCACTGTGGTCTTGAACTTCAATGTTCATTTTTGATCACCTTTAAGCATCTTTCCCATTCATCGTGCTTCCCTGATGTCGGCTTCTGCTCAATCAAAACAAGGATAAGAATATTCCATTGCTTTATATGATCTTCATGCGTGGCCTTGCTTTCAAGGAAAGCTAATGTTTGCTTCATTGGATAAAGTTCAGCCCTTGCAATGAACGATTCCGCAAACGCACGAGCGCAGCCGCGTCTTTCGCACTCGGCATACACTTTTCCCATGCGATTCTCTTCTTGTGCTTTAAGCTTTTCTCTTATCCCTTGAATATTACTCATCATCCATCACCATTTTTATGTAATAGCGGTACTCTCCCATAATTTCTTCTTCGCGGACTTCCTTGATTGTAAATGTTGCCCCGCGTTTTAACAAAAACTCATATTCTGTGTCTTGGAATTGCCCAGCCAACTGATTGACATACGCCCCGCGTCCTACGCCAGCCGGGATTTCAATGTCAAATATCGTCGGCTTTGCAGTAGCAACGCCATTTCCTTGAACAACAGTTGTGCTTGAATATGCGCTTTCGCGGAATTTTTTGCCTACAAGCTCACTCAAGCTCTCTTGCACATCGTTGTCTTCTACAAGTCTGTCAAGAACATCATTCATTACACCGCGCTGAACGCGAATATTCTCTTTTAGTTCATATCTACTTATAGCGCTATCCAAACCTTTGATTTGCTGTTCGACAAATGCGCTATTGATGTTCTCCCAATCACCCGTTTTTCGCAAATATGCGTTTATGTCGTAGTAACCGCCGCCGGTATAGTCCCCAATAGCATAATCTTCGGCCTCTGACAAAGATTTTTGCCATTGTGCGTGCTTGCTTCTTTTCTTTGCGAGCAGTCCTCTTTCTTCCCCATCGTAATAGAAAAAGTCATTTGCCGCATCGCCCGTGTCAAACTGCCTATACTCCATAGGCTCTGTTTTTTCTTCTATTATAGCAGATTTTCCCGCATTTACAACTTGCGCTGTGTCTTTTTTCCACCCCGCCCACTCCGCATAGGTCATGTCAGAAATAACCTCTGTTTCGCCCGTATCGGCGTTTCTGGCGCGTCTTTGTCCTGTGGAGGTATCTACGCCGTCCACAGCTGCAATTACCGTACAGCGGCAGTTATACACGAGGTAGCCGGGTGCAGACGTGTCACCGGGGAACATGATCTCGTTACCATCGACTTTAAACGGCTTGTCAATGTCCACCGTCTGGCCGTCTAACATGGCGTGGGCGTGTCGCGTTCTGCCGTCCAGCGTCGCAAGCCATTGTTTCTTGAGCTTTATCCCCATTTTCTCCGCCGCCGCGTAGCTGTCCATGCGTCCGGCGTTCTGCGCGCCGGTCACGGCGGTTCTGGCCGTGCGGATGGCGGAATCGCGGCTCATGGTGGTGATCCGCTTTTGCAGGTCGTCCGCCATGTGCTTGATGCTCTTCCCCTGCAAGATAGAGCTGGTGACGCTGGCCGTAATTTGCTTCTTGCCATACGCGAGGTCAATGCCACGCTTTAATGCTCGTTTCGGCGGGTAGTATGGCATTAAATCCGGCTGCTCTACCATGAGCCGCTTGACCGTCTGCTCGTCCCACAGGTCAAACCCGACGTTGCCCGCGACCTGTTCGATGGTATAAGCCGAATAGTTGCGGTTGAGAGAGTAGATACCGGGCGTTGCATCGTTGGTATAGGACACCGCTACAGCGTTTGCATCGGTCACACGGCGCGCCACCTTGTCACGCATAGCTTGATAGCGTTCTCCGCGTCCGATCTGGTTGAGCCGCCATTGCTTATAATCTGCCTCCGTCCATTCCTTACCGTTCTGCACGGTGCCGATCAGCGCCTTCATTTCCTCGTCGCGCTGCTTGAATTGCTCAAAATATGCGTCGATGGTAGCTTGCAGTTCTTCCCCCGCCTCGCGGTATAGCGTTGCAATACGACGTTCCAGCTTCGCAAGCTCCTTATCGGTCAGCTTGTGTCCGAGGTCACTGTTCGCCATCGCCGTTCACCTCCGGCGCATCCAGTTCCGCAAAGCTCCGGTCAATCTCTTCTGCAGCCTTCCGCTTTGCCATGTCCTCGTACTGGTCAATGTCGCCGTTGATGGTCAGCAGCTTCTTTGTGATGTATTCGTCATCGTAATACGCCGCGCCCAGAAGGATATTCTGCGTTTCCTCGCTCTTGTTGATGATCTGATTGCGCGTGTAACTCGGCTGATCCTCAATGCCTGCCAAACGCAGGATTTCCAAAATAAACCGCGTTACCTCGGATTCAAACTTATCCGTTTTCAGATCAAGGGGCGCATAGCTGGCCTTGATTGCCGTCGCCGTCTGGTTCCCGGCGGATACCGCCGCAGCGTCAAAGCATTGGAAATCTTCATAGAGCTTCTTTTTCAGCATATCAATGGTGTTGCTCGTGCCCTCATACGGCGCCTCGATGGTCTTGCTCTCCACTTTTGCGCCGTCATCGCCGTTTGCGTGGGCGACATGCGTGGTTTTTAAGCGCTCCACAAATTTTGCGTCATCCAGATCGTCCATGCCGTTGCAATTAGAGAGCACCCAATAGATCAGATTCCCCTCGTCAACGTTGTTGACCATGTTTGAGGACGCAAGATCGAGCGCGTCGATGGTGTTGCGCTTGCCGACAATTTCGGATAGACACCGCTTGTTATTTTTCAGCGGCACGATGGGGAAACTCGGATAATTCCCGCCGTCATAGATTTCGGTTTCGCCGACCTCCGCCTTGCGCTCGATTAGCTTATAACTCCGCTTCGGTTGCATGACGGCCATATCCTTGTTTTTCGGCTGGAAATACTCGGTAAAGCCGTCGATCTCATACAGCGTCGCTCTAAGCGGCTTATCCTTTGCCACCTGCCAGAACCGGATACCGGCTTTCAGCGCGCCGTCCTCCTCATCATAGAGGGGGGCAAACTCAAGCAGGGAGAACACCCGCAAATGCGTCAGATCCCAGAAACCGAAGGACACGCCTGCGATTTTTGCCTCACGCGCCGCGTCCATGACTTCCTGATCGAAGTCCGGGCATAGCTTGTTCGGGGTTTCCTTCTCGGCAAAGGTCACGCCGTTGCCAAGCAGATAGGAAACCTCTTGATCCACTGCCAAACCGAAGAACCGGCTGGCCAGCTTATGGTTTGCCGTCCACATATCCGCGTGGGCGCGGCCCTGCATATCATAGATGATCTTTTCATAGCGGTTGATTGTCGGATTCAGCCCGTTGTAATATTCCTCAGCATCCGCCGCCGTCTTATATGCATGGGATTCACGATGTGCGTTGATCGCACTGCGGATAAACTCCATCCGCGCCTTTTCGTCCTCGCCCACCGCCACAAGGTCATTATATGTCTTAATCTCCGCTCACCCCTTATCTCAGAATGGAAACATAATCAGAGCTGTTGCGTTTGTTCCACAACCGCTTTACGATGCTGGCCGCGCTGTCCGGCGCGTCATCATGCTCCACGTTCTCGTTGTAATCGCAAATCTGGTCGATATACGCATCATCCGTACCGGCCACAAAAACCACATTGCGCCATTCCGCTTTGAGATAGCTTGTGATTTTAAGGAACTTGTTCATGTTTTCGTGATAGGTAACGGCCCGTTCTCCCTTCGCGCGCAGCGCTTTTGCCAAATAGCCCTTGTCGGCGTTGGTCTCGCAGTAAATCTCCCCAGCATTGAAGGATTTCCGAAGCCGGATAATCTCATCCATGCAATCGTCCACATGCTTGTGCCAAAGCCGCCCATAGAGGTAATATGTTGTTCCCTTCTTTCGGGCAATCGTGAACGCCGTGTAGTCATCGCCGCCGTATGCCGCGTCGATATGGCAAATGCCCTGCTCTGCAAGGCAAGGCTCACCGCCCATTTGCGGCGTGTCAAAGATCACATCATCACTGGCAATGTGTCGCAGCTCGTAGTTTGCTGCAAACAGGGATGACGTCATAGACGATTTAATGGTTTGCAACTCATCCCCAGAGATCAGACCGGTTGAATAGCAATCGTGCTTCTCGATATTCGGCATCATGGAAAACGCGTCTTCCTTGTGCCAGGGCGTCCCGGTGTTAAAAATTCGCCCGCCACGATTGCGGATGTTTTGCAACTCCTGATAGATCGTTTTTGTATGGTCTCTCTCTGCGCGGGAAATGCGATCCTGCACGTTTACAATATCATCCGTAAATATGCGGTCGAAATGCTTGCCGGTCAAGGACCCGTTCACGCCGCATGCCACAAGCTGGCTCGTGCCCTTGTTATCCGCTGCCAGATTCGTGGAAATCTCCGTCGCGGATACCGTTGTCAGGATCAGCGGTTTCCCGTGGATCTTCTCGCACAGCGCCTCCATGTATGGCGATAGCAGCAGATTCCGCACCTGCCGCACAACCTCTTTCACGTCCGCATCCGTTTTTCGCATAAACAGCGTTTTGAGATTCGGCAGAAGGACGATGATCTCCGCCAGCGCAATCGAAACGCACGTTGTTTTGTAGCTGCCACGATGCGCCTGCAAGGTTTTGTCCTCACTACCGCGCACCATATCCTGTATCCATGCGTTGTGCAGCGCGCCCAGCTTATCAAACCCAACGGCATGACCGAACGCAATGGGATTATGTATCAGCAGTTCCGCCGCTTGTATCCGCGTCATTCTGCATCACCATCTTCTCCAACTCGTCCAATGCAATGCCCTTCGCGTCCGTCACCGCCACGTCCACGCTGTCACGCTGCCCCAAAAATTGTTTACCGAGGAAGATCGCCATTGTAGCGTTCTTTTCAGCCAATCGCCATTGGCTCCGACGCAGCGAAATTTTCCCCGCTCCGCGCTTTTGTTTAAATACCTCGGAAAAACTGGCATGATAGGTGCGTTTACACCAACTATCCAGCGTTTTATCAGTCACATCAAACCAGCCGCAGATTTCCTCAAGCGTGCATTGCAGGCCGCAGAGGTTTTCGAACTGCTTCTGATCTATTTCCTTTCTTGGCCTTGCCATACGCGCCCTCCTTTCTCTGCTGGCGTTTAATAAACTTCTCCATGTCCCGCTTTAGATATGGGCTATTTGTTTTGGCAATAATTGCCTGTGCTTCTTCAATCGTCATGCCCAAGCCCTGCCACGATTTTCTTTTCTCTGTCGGAAAGTTCCCACACGTTTGTATTACATACTCTTACTTTCTCCGCAGCAGCCTTTTCCGCAGCAG